GTAGCCAAGCGTGCTAAGAAAAGGCCCTGTGAGCGTGAACCCTTAGAGCTGTTGCATCGCTTACAGCACGCGACCATATTTTCAAGGCTAATAGGATCTCCTCCAGCTTTGATGCTGACTATGTGATCCACCGTGTAAGCATCCTGACCGCAGTAGTAACACGTGTATCCATCCCTTGATAGGACTACCTCACGCTGCGCTTTGTACTTACGTGTCAGCCTGGGGTCTCTACTACCGTGCACCATCAGTAATGACCAGTCTTTTTATGATAGTCCAATGCTTTACAAGGTGTGAGGTGCCTATGCTTTATATACTTTAATCCTAAATCTATTTGAGTATATGGATCTTTAGCCTTAAGCTTAAGTAGCTGGGGTATGCCGTATGCAGTGGACTTAGGGTTATCTGCTCGAGGATTCCATCTACTCTCTTTATCCCATAAGAGCTCTAAGCATCTATATTGTTTAGCATCTTTAAGCTTCATATGAGCATATAGCTTGTAGTTATTAACATCTCTTGCAGTACTTACCGCTACTGCCTGAGGGCTATTTACTAATAGCAATAGACCGGCCACCAACGCTATACATCGCCTGCGAGCTATCCGCCTCAGCGGCTCGCCTGCGAGTGTAGAGCGTAATCGTCTGTCAAGTACATAGTCAAATATGTGGATAACTTGAGCGTACTTAGAGCGTGTCATCCACAGCTTCAAGGTGCCTGTGGATAACTCCTGTGAATAACTATTCATTTATATCCCAATCGCTAGTCAGTAACTCAAGAGCATATTTAGCCTGTTGAGGTACTACACCATTACCTAATATCTTTATCTGTTGAGTCCAGCTAATTTCAATATCTGTGACCCAACCTGGTACCAAGCCCATCATATACTCGACAAATTTAGCGCTTACTCTGCCTTTATCCAATGTAGCCGGTACATCTTGCAAGTGCATATGAGATCGTGGAGTAAATCGCTGCCCCAATCGCGGCATTTCCCCGTCGTATGACTCGCATTTACTACTGGAGTCGAAAGTAGAGCATTTGGTAACTGTATGTCTCTCTTGGCTTTTCCCTTGTGGTCCCTCGCCGTTGGGGTAGGCAAGGACAAATAACCTGGCTCTTTGATGCGGTGCGCCGACATCGGATGCTCGTACAAGTTGCCATTTTGCGTCATACCCGATGGAGGTAAGGTCTGCGAGAACTTCCTTAAAACCGAGGGTGAGATGCCCTCTAACGTTTTCCAAAATAATGTATTTTGGTCGTAGTACGCTAGCTGCTTTAAGAACGTATGGCCAAATATGTCTTTCATCTGTTGCCCCTTTTCTTGATCCAGCATTACTAAAAGGCTGACAAGGATAGCCAGCGGTGAGTATCTCTATAGGTTCGACTTCATCCCAGTCTATAGCTTTAATATCGCCATAGTTAGGTATATCAAAGTGAGCCTTAATTACCTTTGATGCGTATTTATCAAACTCAGCACACCAAACCGTCTTCGCGTTAAAGTGCTCCTCTACTGCAAGATCCAAACCACCATAACCCGTACATAATGAGCCTATTTTCACTGATGTCCCCAGCCCGTGCCCTTAAAGCTGACACCGGGCACGCCGTAGACTTGGCGCATAATATGACCGCAACATAAAGGCGCTACGTTTTCACCTATCGGCGCAGTGACTTCATACCGGATATTGCAGCTTATACACTCATACTCATACGCTGGCATCTTTAGGCTCCTCCACCATACAAACGCCTATAACGCCGCACTTAGTACACTGCAACGTTTTAACGTATGGCGGTAGGTTATCGGTAATGATCCGCTCGATCTGATCTGTGACCTTTTTACACGGTCTACACTCGTACTTATATATAGTCATCCTTTACACGCCTCGCATAACCATAGTAAGACCTCGCCGCCGGTATCTACCACTGTACGGCCATTGTCCGGACTACTCTCTTTATGGCACCCGTCGCATATTGCCGTAACTCTGCTCGTCACGTCGCCGTTATCGTGGATCGTCGTAGCTATCCCAGCTTTTATAAACGTCATTTCGCCCATTATAGTTTTACCGCCTTATCTATGTGTAGTAGCGCTATCTCTTTATCGATCGCTGGACCTTTATCCACTGTGTTAGAGGGTAAGCGCTTAGTAGTCCAAGTCACCGTTATTTTGCGTAGGTTGAACGCATATATGCCGTTAGGCGTTGAGTTGATGTAAAAGGGTGTAAAGCCGAGGTCATCAGCTCTATCCATAAGAGCCTCGTACTTATCCTTTTCAAGGATCAGCTCGTCATAGTGAGTATGCCGGCATTTAAGCTCTATGGTGAGCCTATAGCCGGTACTCGTGGCATCGATGTATTCGTAGGTATGCTCGGACCTCTCAAGATCCTCAAGGTATGTAGCCTTTATGTAATCAAAGAGGCCCTGCTCGGTCATTGTTGAGGTTTCCATTTACCATCACTACCTATTACGTGCCATATAGGATCACACTGTTTATCTCTACTGCGCTCGGTGCACTTATATGCGGCCCACTCTTTACCGTTCTTGGCGCTTGTACCTTTAGCCCATACCATCGTGCCGTGCACGCATCTAGGAGCTGCCTCAGGTAATACGCCGCCTAAGCCCTGCTCGATGGTCTCGATAGCTTTACCTAGAGTAGGTATATCATCGGCTACAAATTTAGTAGTCCAGTAATCCGGCTCCGCTGTAGCTGTCTCTACCTTTTGCATATCCTGTACGGTAGGCCGACCGCCCTCACTTGGAGAAAGTAGGCCGATAACTCTACCGTAGGCGCTTGTAAATGTGTCCTCGATAAACCATTTTTTCATATTTTGCGGATATGTCGCTACGTTGCCAAAAGCGTAATCGACGGCGCTAGGTAGCTCATCATCGTATTTACGATAAGCCTCAGCTCGTACAAGAATCGTGCCCTTAACTAGATCGATGTCCTCAATAAAAGCAATTAAACGGCCAGTCTCGAACTCGGTGCGGAATCGCTTAATTCGGCTATTTACATCCTCGTAGTTATCTAAGAATCCCATTAGATCAAACTCTTATCTTTGAGAGCTTGAACGATTGCCCGGCCTCGTATGTAACCCTCGCCGTGCCCGTGTCGATAACCCAGGGTGTAGGCAGCTTTGATAAACGCCGCCATTATGCCCGTTATGGTAATTACTATTATAAAATCTGCACTGTTCATATATCGCCCTTTGTTAAGGCCGATTAGGCATACTATCCGAGTAGCCCTCTCGGCGTGTGTAGTATCAGTATGAGCCCACGATCTGACATAAGGCAAGTATCTACGTAGGCGTGTCGGTTTTTACAGGCTCTTTAGCTTTAGATTTAAGCCCGTTACCGGCAAGTACTCCACCTAGCGCGCCCGTTAAGAATATGGCTAGAGTCTGTAAGAGCTGTATGAAATCTCGATCGTTAGGAGCTTGAGCACCTACGGGCTGAGTGACAAAGACCAGCGCATAAACGGCCCCAGCTGTAATTACAAAAAAGGTTAAGGCAAGTACCGCACCGATAAGAAAGATCAGGCGAGCGTGTATATCCTCAGGCGATAGACGGCGCTTGTCCTTATTCATTTGACTTAATAAGGTCCTTAGTGCAGGTTCCCGTAACCACACACTGCGGCTCAACGCACTGAGGCTTTTCCCAGTTCTCGTATTCTTGGCACTCATACCTTACCCAACCGTCGTAACCGCACCCCGATAGGAGCAGAATCCCCAAGATCGCCCCTATCAGGGCCCGGATCATTTAGAGCCTAGACCGTACTGCTTTTCGCTTGGCTGCAAGGCTTTAAGTAGAGGACCTACTAAGCCTGCGATAAACGCATTAGCTAGTACTTTAGGATCTGTAATACCGGACATATAAAGCGCCGCGGCACTTGCTAAAGCTGCTCGAGCATATGACTTACCGGCAGCGATTAACTGATCTTGCATAGTGTTACTCCTAAGTGCCCTTAAGGTTTGTCTAACTATAAACCTAAAGTCTCGATTAAGGCTTTAGCCTTTACGGGTGATATTTCTATTTCCCAGTGCATCTCATCGGCTCGGCTCTTAAAATCGCCGCCCCACTTAAGGCCGTACTTTTTAGATAGGGCCCGGATCATAGGTACCTTTTCAGCTGGAAACGTGCCGCGCTTACCTAGAGGGTGTTTAGTCGCGTTAAGGTCGATCGCTGTACCGGAGGAGTGGCACGATAACTTATCGGTAGTACCTCGGACCATACGAAAGGCATAAGCCCAATCGTCAAAGGTGCCCTCATCGATCGGCTCGATCAGCTCGTGAAACTCTGCAGCGAAAGCGGCCAAGAGTGGTCCCACACTCTCGGCACACCTTAGCTTACGATCCGTACCCCTTACCGGGTAGGACTTTATTTTTATCTCATCCGGATCTTTTGAGGCTGGATAGCCGTTATAACTCTTTAGCATTATGAAAGTAATAAAGCCGCTTCATCGGCCGTAATGCCGAGGCGATTGAGGAGGTCGGCTTTAGCCTGAGCCTTAGCATCAATGCGATCCTGCTCAGCCTTTTCCGCTGCCTCATACGCTACTAATTCTTCGGCTGTAAATTCGATGTCTGTAATCTCATTTGTTTCAACATTGATAATGCGGTGCATTGATTTTGTCATTAGTTCACTCCGTATAGTTGGCACGTGCCGGCTGTAAAGTTTCCTGCGCTGCTAGAAAAAATTCTAATACTAGTAATTGCGGCTGTACTACGGAATTGATGGGTTCCAAACTGTGTCACCACTGAGCCGTTATCTGACAAGTATCCTGCAGAATTTTGGATCTGTTTTCTAGCTATGGTGTTAGTGTAATCGGGAAAGAAAAGATACATAAAATTATCTGCATCCGCGCCTTCGGTTGTAAGATCCTGCAGAAAATTTGTATTAGAGTAAGTTGTCAGCGATCCCGATGAGCGACCTGAGGTAATTGTGTATTCGTAATTATTTGACGTAGTGTTGCCATTTATTTCAATTTTCATACCTGCATCGGCCGCTTGATAGTAATTTTTGATAAGAATATACAAATTTTTGTAAGTTCCCGTAATACTTGAAAACGTAACATCCGCTACTCCGGCCATATCGGTAGAGGTAATAAGCGTAATACCACCGCTTGCCGCCGTTGCCCATTTTAATCCAGTCGCCTCGGCCGAGTCAGCGGTTAGCACTGTACCATTTGCACCTACGGCTAATCTAGCAAAAGTATCCGCTCCAGTACCGGCAACGAGATCGCCTTTAGCATCTATCGCGGTAGCCATTGAGTTAGTAACTGTTACGGTACCGCTAGTGCCACCGCCTGAGATACCTGTACCAGCTGTAACGCCAGTAATATCACCTGCAGCATCGGTAACCCAAACAAAGTCCATATCGGTATTAGAGTTTTTAGCTAATACTTGGCCGCTTGTGCCGCCTTTAAGATCAAGTAGTGAGGCATCAATCGAATCACCGAGAGCCTCTATAGCTGTAGCGCCATCCTTTACTAGGTCGGTAGACGTAGGTACCGGCCATCCAAAATTAGGTGTAGTAGTTGCCATTAGGTTAATCCTCCAAAAGCGTTTTCCCATATAAGAGTAGCATTAACACCCGTCCA